AAAACTGCTTCTTCGCGTGAACAAGGCAGTGATTAGCTACACTATTAACAATAGGCTTATTGTCGGATATGGCTGCTCCTGAGTTAAGACTTAATGTAACGCTGGACCTGGCTAGCTTTCGCAGTCAGCTAGGGAAGCTTGCTCAGACAGCAGCGGCATATTATTATCCCGTCAATTTAATTATTAACAAAAAAAATCTAACAACACAGCTAGAAGCAATTGGGCGCAATCTTGGTACAAAAAAATATAACATAGATTTAAATGATACATCGGTCGTATTAGCTGCTGATAAAGTTGAAAAACTAGCGGCTTCTCTTAAAAAACTTTCAGGTTCTATTCAAATTGATTTTAATGCAGGAGGTGGAACTAAGCCTATTGGCACTGCAATGAAGGAAATGGCCACAAAGCTGGCCAAAGAATCGGGAGGGGACATCAAGAAGGCTGTTGCTCAAATGGTAGAAATGAGAGGAGCATCTCCTTTCGGTTCTGGCGCTCGAAGCGTTCCAGGATTTAAGTCTGCCGCTAAAGGCATGGGCATTGAAAATGCTTTTAAGCTTTTCTTTCAAGAATTAAAGCAAGTAGATCCAGGGGGACTAAGAAAAGCTCTTGACGATGGTTCCGTCATGATGATGAAAGAGAACCAAGAGATAAAACAAAAATTTGACAAAATTCAATCTAGTGCAGAAAACTTAGCGCAAGATCTTCGTGCTATGGGCGAAACTGCTAAGGCGACTGGTAGAGCGTCTTTATCTACCGGCGGTAAAACTCTTTATCCTCAGAATTACGGATTAAAAATTGCTTCATTGTTGGGTCAAGTTGAAAAACTTGATAAAGATCTAAGAAAAGTATCAGCACAAAGCGGAACTGAACTGCTGAATAATTTAACAGAATTAACTTCTGTTTTACGGACCACAAGCAATTCATTTGTTGGTATTTCAGGCTTTAGTGATATTCTAGACCAGACATTAAGAGGCTTTGATAGGGCTACTAGGGTCGCCACCCAAGCCACTGCTGCATACACGGAAAGAATTAATCGCAGGTCTGGAGGCCCCGCCGAAGCAACTGCTGGGCCAAGATTACTTTCTGGCCGTGGGCCAGGGGGGGCGCTGGCGCTTAGATCAAAAGAAAATCCTTATAAAGTGATTGAAGTTCAAGTAAGAAATGCTTTTGATATAATTGAAGATTATCACAAACAACAATTAAATAATTTTACCAGCAATTACAAAAAAATTATTAATGATTACCATAAAGCAATTCTCACCCAGCAATTAATAAATACAGCGCAGCGTCCTGCTATTGTAACCGCAGGAACGGGGGCAACAAGGCTTCCCGGAACAAGAATTGCAGGTTTGCTGCCTCCATCAGTTGGTCGAACACCAAGCCCTTACAGCACTGCGGGAGAAACTACTCAGGAATTGTTTGCTCGTCGTGAGCGCGAAGCTCGCATGAGATCAGCCTTGAGAAGTGTAGATACCTTAAGAGAAGGAGGCGTTGCTGGAAGGGCTCCTTCTCCTTATAGCACTGCATATCGTGGCGCACGTTCACGGGAAGCCATTGTTCCGTACTCAGCAGGCGGAGCATTAGTTCGGTCTGGCGGTGGTGGTGGAGGCGCTCCACCTGTGCCTCCTTCTGGCGGCGGTAGAGGCGGTGGTTCTTTTGGTGGCATGCAATTCAATATGCCTAAACTGCCTGGTGCTGGAATAGTTCAAGGGCTAGGCACTGAGTTTGCGTTTGCTGCGAAACAAGTGTTGTTGTTTGGTACGGCTTATAAGGCGTTAGCTTTTCTCACGGATTTCCCTTCTCAAGTTGGAACGGCAGTAGGACAGCTACAAAGTTTTAGAAATACATTAAATGCTGTTTCTCCATCTGCACAAGAAGCCGCTCAATCATCTCAATTTATTCTTGATGTTGTAGATAAATATAATGTTCCTTTGCAATCGGCTCGTGATGGTTTCACTAGACTATATGCTTCAATGCAACCCGCTGGTTTTGGCGGTAATGAAATTCGTGATCTGTTTTTAGGTATTAGCCAAGCAGCAGCCACTTTTGGCATGAGTGCTGACAAGGTTGATCGCGTTAATTATGCGTTTGCTCAAATGGCTAGTAAGGGCCAAGTTATGAGCGAAGAACTTAAAGGGCAATTAGGCGATGTTTTGCCTGGTTCCATGGCGCTTTTTGCTGAAGCTGCTGGTTTCAAAGGGCCACAAGCAATTACTAAGTTTTCCAAAGCGCTAGAAGATGGAGTGTACAAGGGCGGTGCAATGAAAACCTTGCTTACAAATGTAGGCATAGTTATGAGTAAAGAATTTGGACCTGGAGCTGAAGGTGCTGCAAAAACGTTCCAAGGTTCAATTAATAGAATGCAAAATTCTTTAAAACTTTTTTACGAAACTTTTGAACCTGTAGCTGTTGGTTTTTTAAATGCTGTTGTCACACCCATGACAAGTGGTATTAAAACTCTTACTGATGGCTTTAATGCTTTCTTCACTGGAGCAGCCACTAAAACTTCTGGTGGTTTTGCTATTGCTCAAGAGTTAAAAGATTTAAAGCCATCTTTTGATGGAATACTAAGCAATCTCAAAGAATTAATTCCATCGTTTCAAGTTCTTGGAAAAGTTATTCTTGGTGTGGCAAAAACTTTGACGGTGATCGCTGGTAATCCCATCGTCGGGTTTTTATTAAAAATTTACACAAATATGTTGCTTGTTAACGGAGTATTTACTTTACTGGGAGGCAGGGTTTTACTTGGCTTAATTTCTAATCTTGGCGCTGCAATCGCAAAATTTATTGCATTAAATTTTGCTGTTGCATCTTTGCAGCGCACTAGCGTGGTTGCAAATTCAACCTTGGCTGGCACTCGGTTGCAAATGGGATTATTGAGTAGAGGCGCTACTGGTGCCTTAGGGCCAATTGGTCTTCTCACAAAAGCCTTGATAGGACTGGCCCGGTTCAGTATTATTTTAGTTGGCATTGAGATAGTCATTAGTGGACTCGCGGAACTTGACAGGTTAAATAAGTCTCTTGATAAAATTGCTGGTTTCAGTTCAAAAGAATACACAGCGGAAGTTAAGGGATTAAGTAAAGAAGATGTAAATAGCAGGATTATTGTTAACAGAAGAGCGCAACTTAGCGCTACAAAGGAACTAAAACAGTTTGAAGGTGGCCTTGGTAAGGCCAAGGGCTTGGTTACTGGTAGAGATGAAGAATTAAGGAATAGGATGGTAGTGTTGCAAACTCAAGGACTAATACTCGAAAGTGCAAAAAACAACAAAAGTCAAGCTCAGCTAGACAAAGAGCGTACCGAAAAAGAACTCGCAAAAATTAAGCTTGAAGGCGGGGATGATGGCAAAGCCGCTGAGAGGGAAGCCGAGAGACAAGCAAAATTACAAGATAAACTTGCTAACAGACGGGATCAATTAGAAGTAGATGCAGCAAATCGTCGAGCTGCTCTTGATCAAACTAGTTTTGATAGTCGCTTAAGAATGAATGAAGCTGATTATGATCATCAGAGAGCATTACAAGATGCTTATTTTGAGCGCGAAATGTCAGGGCTTGATTCCATTGAAGCTCGTCAAAAGAAATTCCAGCAAGATTTAAAAGCAATTGAAGATCGTCGTATTGATAGCATTAGAAAAGCAGAATTAGATGCAGTTAAAGCTGTTCAAGATTTAAGAACAGCAAGCATAAAAGCAACAGCCGTAACTGGAGGCACCCCAGGAGGTGCTTATTTACAAGGAAATATTGGTCCCACCAGTACGGGGCCTCATTTTGATGTCAAAAAACAAGGCGGGGGATTTTTTCCTCGCAATTACTTAGATCCATACGTCGCTGTTAACGGTGCTCCACTTTCAACGGGCACAACAGTGCCAGGCGGTACATTTGCAGCACATCAGGCGCGAGGAAGTCATGGATGGGACTATGCTTTTGGGGCGGGAAGGCATGCTGCAACATTGAAAGGTGGCGCTGAGTGGATGGGAGGAGTTCCTACTGCTCATGGTGAAAAGAGAGAATTTAAAATACCCACTGGGGAAATTTTCTCTTTCTTGCATGGCGGGTCCGAAGGTATTAACGCTCGACCAATCAGCGCTGCCACAAGGCCAGGCGCTTTTGCGATGGGGCGTCGTGAAGACAAGGCTAAAGGTCAGCTCGCAGTAGAGCAAGAAGAGGCGCAAAATAAAGCCCTGGAAAAACTAGAAACAATTAGAAGAGCAAATAATCTTGCTCTTGAACAAACCATTACTTTAGTGAAACAAAATATAGATTCTATTTTTCCCGTAAAAGAGCAAAAATTAGAAAACGACTTGCTTGA